TATTGGGGTTGGGTGAAGTAACTTGTTCTTCTGGATAGGACTAGGAATCTTCTGGTTCCTAGTCTTCTTCATTCTCTATCTACTAACGAGGCCCGTTGAATAATGGCTAGACAATCATACGAGACACGCCTTATGCGTGAGTTCGTTCAAGTGACAACTCATGGTGGTGAGCCCCACCCCGAACTAGTATCCGAGATGAAACGTCTCGGTCTTAATAACAAACGAGGTATGGAAGAGTGCATACGAATCCTTCACGAGACGAAGCTTGGGATCTATCGGAACTTGGCAGCCTAATGGGCACCTCAGACGTGATTCCGATGTGGGAGCGGGAGTGGTCAGATAACTGGCCCACTCCTCTTGAAGATGACCAATACGAGGATGACTCGGATGAGTAACTTAGATAAGCTGTCCGAAGAGGCTGTCTCTGTATATCACGCACTCGATGCCTACAAGGTAGGCTGTGAGTTACGGGAGACTATCACCAACAAGCTCAACGGGGAGTATAACAAGTTACAAGAATACATAGGACACCTCCGTCACCGGAGAATAGAGACTCGCCCCGAGATTGAAGGTGTTTTGACGGAGATCGAAACCTATTGGTTAGAAGATCGATACGAAAAGGCCGAGCCTTTCGTCACCGCTGATGGTAAATGGAAGTATCGTACTCTCCTACCCAAGGGATACAGTAGTGCTAAGAGCGTGCTCTTGAGTGCTGTAGAACTCAATGTGTTTGGCGTAGGAGTGGGTAAGAGCGAACTTGAAAAACGTATCCGTGAGGCTAAGCGTGCTTCGAGCACGAGTGCTATCTATAGTAGTGCTGAGATAATGAACTATCTAGACGCTGTAGAACGAAGTCTTCTGATCATGTTTGGACCATCTCCTGATCCCTTTGTAGTAGGACAAGTTGTTGGGAGGCTAACTAAACTGAGGGATAATATGATGTTGTTGGTCCCCTCAACAGCGGTAAGTCCATAATGGGAATGGACGTATTTGTTGACGCATATGCAGCAGTAGCTGCGGCTCGTCAATTCGCAAGTCACTATCAATTGGGTGTAACGTTCGACGTAGTACCCGGACAAGCTCCGTATGCTGATGGTAAAAACATACACCTTGAACCTCCCAAACCTAACTGGGACAAGGCCAAGCTCAATGAGTGGTGGGCCAAGTTCATTCATGAGACTAAGCATATGACCCCTCGGGGTCGTAAGGCTTTCAAGTTATCGGATGACTTGAAGCTAGATATGAATAGTCTACATGGCATGATGATTAACCTCTTTGAAGATGCTTGTATCAACAATCTTGATTCGGGTAAGTTCTTAGGGATGGATGAGACACTCAGTGGATACTTGAGTATAGCCTTTGATAGACTGTTCAACAGCCCATCGTCTAAAGTTAATATGTGGCATAAGCAGAAGCTGTCCCAAGAAGAGGAAGTCTTGGGCACCTCTATCCTACTCTCGGCTAAGGGTATGGAGAGTTATATGCCTGACATGATAGGTAAAGTGGAGCCTATCGTTGATCATCCCAAGTTTAATCCTCGATTGAAGGAGTTGTACACCAAAGCAGTTGCCAACCACCTCGATGGTCTTAAGAACGAAATCGAGAATGTAGATGACTCCGACACCCGTAATGTATGGGATTGGATGAACAACTACATGAAAGATTTGTGGGACATTCCCCCACCTCCACCCCCTCCACCAGAGGGTGAGGGAGAGGGTAAGGGTGACAAAGGTGATGGTGAAGGTGAAGATGGAGAGGGCGAAGGTACATCCAAGGGGAGTGGGAATAAGGAAGGTGACGGAGAGATTGATGAGTCTACCGGAGAGGCTATCAAGGGGTTCCTCAAGGAATTCTTGGATGACCACCAACCTGACCTTAACAAGCGTCGAAGTCACAGGGACATGTACTACGAGCCTATCGACCTATCCAAGGGTAGTGGTGCTTATGATCCGCCGAAGGCAGAGGACTTCATTGTAGTTGACTTCAGAGGGAAGCAATTCTGTGATGGTACGATGCTTGGATCTCGGGGTAGAGCATCTGGTTACAGTATCAATTGGAATGATTTGGAGAAAGGTACTGCCCACTTCAGGAAATACTACGATGAAGTAGTGACTAAGGACTCCTTGAGTAAGGATATCAAACGTCACATACAGAGTGAGTCTCGTGTTAAGATCCACCGCAACATTAAGAAGGGCAAGCTTGATGCTAAGAAGTTGTTCAAGTTAGGTGTGCCCGATGCTGGCACGGACTGGCAAGAGAAAGTCTTCTGGGAGAAAGTCCAGAAGGATATGACCAAGGATACTGTGATCTCCGTGGGAGGAGACTTCAGTGGTAGCATGGGTAGACAGAAGATCATAGTTCAGATCAAGGCTATGGAACTTCTGGATGAAGTGCTTACCACCCTCGGTGTTAACCATGAGTTATGGGGATTCACTTGCTGGTCTCGGTGTCCAACTCACTTCCTGTTTAAGCAGTTCGGTGAGAGGGTTCGTAGACCTGATTTAGTGAATCGGATGATAGCTGCCGCTGGTCATATGGAGAACAATAACGACGGAGATAACGTACTGTTTGCCTACAACAGACTCTTGGCAACGAGGGCCAAGCGTCGTATAATGGTAATCATGAGTGATGGTGCTCCTTGCGGTCCCGGTGGTGATATTCGCTGGTGGACTAAGGAAGTGGCTCGAAGAATACAAGATCAGAAACTTGTAGAATTACACGCTATCGGCATCATGTCTGATGCCCCCAAGATTTTTTATGACAGTAACGAGGTGATCCATCGAGTAGATCAATTGGAACCAGCTCTCTTGAACGTTCTTAAGAACAAGCTGATACAGGTGAGGTGATGATTGGTTACTCAAAAGCAGCAGAGCTAACAGCTAAGAATCCCAAACGATGGGTGAAGCCGGGTGGTTCCGCAGGCGGGAACCAATTCGTATCATGGTGGTACGAGGACATAGAGAATTATCAAGTTACTCTGTGCGACATGTATAGATTTATGTCAATTGAAGTGTTGGCTCTTAAAGAGGCGGACACTATAGCTCTCATTTCACCGTACAGTTTCTACCGTTTATACACTGTCCTTCAAGAGAATAATCTCTGGGACGAACTCAAAGATAAATATTTGGAGTTTTTACAAATGACCATATCTAAAGCAACCCCAGCCGCCGCCGAAGAATTGATGGCGATTTACAATGATTACACTGGTAAAGTTGGAACGCCTGTTACGGGTGTCAAGGCTGCGCCTTCTCTGTGGGATGACAGTATGGCTGTAACGTTCCCCGCTCACCCGAGCAACTCTACTGGTGAGATCCATGTATCGAAGTTGTTGAAGGTAAAAGCTAGTAAGCTTCCTGGCCCTGACTTCACCATGCCCATCTTCGAGGCCAGCTCGTGGCCGGTGGAGGTTCTCCAACACATCCCCCGTTTGGATGAATCAGACATCGAGCACTACGTGTACCCGGTAGATGCCGCTTACTGGTTCTGCTACGGTATCCGTATGAACAAACCGGTGTTCCTGTCTGGTGTTAAGGGTTGTGGTAAGTCCACTCTTCCCAAGAAGGTGGCCGCTGATTTGAACTGGCCCTTCCTGCGTAAGCAGATGGCGAAGGACATGGACTCTTCGGAGTTCTTCGGTTCTTGGACTTCCAAGGATGGTTCCACTCACTTTATTCCGGGTGACTTGCCTCAAGCTGCGGCGGCTGGTATGATGTTCCTCATCGATGAGATCTCTAATGCACCTAACGAATTGCACCCGGCCCTTCACCAGTGTCTGGAAAAGAATGGTAAGATTTACCTTAATAGTAAAGCTGGTGATATCCATGAGAAGATCGTTATCCCTCACGAGTGTTTCCGAGCGATTGCGTCTGACAATACTCGCGGTCAGGGCGATACTCGTGGTGCGTATGCGGGTACCGATGTCATGAACTCTGCCACGATGGATCGCTTCCGCGTCATGATCGTGATGGATTACATGGAGCGTAAGCAGGAGCTTATGGTTCTTAAGAACACGGTTCCCGGTGCTACGGACCTCTTGTGTGAGAAGGTATTGGACGTTGCTGCTAAGGTACGTGCATCCTATCAGGCAGGTGATCTGTCCGAGACTCTCTCGATGCGCCCTCTCATTGAGTGGATTGAGAAGTGTGTCTTCACCCGTGATGTAATGAAGTCCCTCGAAGTTACTATGCTCAACAAGATTGATTCTGACTCCGAACGTAGTCAGGTAATCAGCTTTGTTCAGGCTGTCTTTGGCTCTCTCTTGAAGGCGAAGTAAGATGAAGAACGTAACTGAAACCACGTTTCTTGTACTTCATACCAATGATCTCCCGGAGGATATCCGGGATGATCTGTTGGATTATTGTCCGGGCAACGATACTTATGTCACGTACTGGATAGAACGGCCAGAGAAGTTCCGCGAGGAACTCAATGATGTAGATGACCGGCTTTGGAATTACATTGATGGTGATTCACAAGACGACGATCAATTGACACTATTGCTTAAGTGGGGTTGGTAAGGTGGGTGGTGAAATGATAGCAGGGATGGTGTTGGGGTTCATAGCTGGTCTCGTTATAGGGGCCAGCATTATGTACTACTCCCACTGTAAGTGGGAAGCAGCTTACCAAGAAGTAGTGCGGCGTAGTCTCAACGCATACAAGGTGTATCAAGATGAATAAGTGGTGGGGATACAAGCACATTGATGGTAGCATTCAAGTTAAAAGATATTTTGACGAAAGGGATGTACAAGACGCTATGGAAAGTGACTTCGTAGTTAGCATTGTGCATCCATTTGATGCCATAGATCGCTCTGAAGCACATAGAATCGCAACTTTAAAGGAAACTAGAAATGGATAAGGTACTAATAAAATCTGACGAGTTTGGTGATATAACCTTTGTACAAAAGGTTCTTAAACTTATGGCCGAGAACTTGCGGGGGGACATAGAAGTTGGAATGGTGCTGGATGATGGACAAAGAGTGGATATGACTATCCTTCTCCGTGGCATCACTGGGCCGGATGGTACCTATCATGAGGTGTAAAGCTTGCAATCATCCAATGTCCCCGAACGAAATAATCTGGAACCCTGAAAGGAAGACTCATGAAGAACTCTGTAAAAGATGTAGAACAGACGGTGAAAGCGGAGTCTTCTACTCGTCGGACTTCTACTCGGAAGAAGGTCAAGGTGAAGAAGACCCCTTCTTTGAGGAAAGCAATTAACGATTACTGTACGTGGTGTATCTTCGATCCCAAAGATAGTGGCTCTCGTCTTATTCAGATACACAACTGTAAGAATGATGAGTGCCCACTGTATCTTGTACGCCCTAAGTCCACTTCAACAAAGGTAGAAGCACATGAAAGGGATGTATTGGATACTGAATGAGGATCACACAGTCCGTCCTACTGACGATGTGATGGAGTGGGCAAAATCCCTAGAGAATGGAAGCAGATACGTAGCCCGTGATACAATAGGGGGACTCATTCTATCCACTGTGTTCTTAGGATTAGATTATAGCTTTGATGAGGGGGCTACACCCCTCCTCTTTGAAACCACGCTCTTTGATGGAGAGATGAAAGAGCTTGAATGTCTCGGTTCTGAGACATATGATCAAGCTATGTATGCTCATGTTCAGATCATGGTTAAGTTAATTGATCGCTTTCATCCCAATTGGCTTCACGAAAGAGGGTATTTTCCATATTCATTACTAGTGGAAGAAGATAATGACATGGCTAAGACATGAAGAGTTTGTAGAACAAGCTCCAACTAAACCCGGTACCGTACACGTCCACCATTGTAAATCTGGGCACGGTAACGATAGACTTTACATAACGAGGAAAGATAATGATACCATATTGGCTCACTGTTTTCATTGTGGTGCTCGCGGTTACTACTCTATGGCTGGTAGTGGAGAGATATCGAGAGCGACACGCGCTCAAACTTATGCAAACTTGGATTCTCACGGTACTTATTCCACAAGTCCAAGTGTTGACAGTAGAAACAAAGACATTGACGGAAGCTTTAGGAAAGCACAACTCGATGATGGGAGGCGAAGCCTCATCAACTGGCCTGCCAAAGCAAAACGTTGGTGGCTTGAATGCGGTCTCACAGTTCCTGAGCAAGAATACCACGGAGTAACTTACAATGACCAAGATAACACGATTGATATGCCTTTGTGGTATGATGGCGTCGTATCTGGTATGTGCTGTAGAACCCTCAATGGTGGGGAGCATACTCCCAAGTACGTACTGGTTGGTGACAGGACTTCCCATGTTGTCACACACCCTGGCGTATCCTATGACATACTTCCACTTGTAATAGTGGAGGATATGAGGTCAGCTTATAAGTTAGCTAGACTGACCCGCGCATATCCAGTGTTGGGAACAGAACTCCAAGCCTCTCAAGTCATTAAGATCCTAGAAGCTAAGGCAGCTAACGCTCTGATATTTCTGGATAATGATAATGAGCAGGTCCGTAGAAAAGCCCAAGCAATCAAGAAACGCTTGGACATATACATGCCCTGTGGTATAATTACTGTAGAGCAAGACCCTAAAAACTTAAGTACAGATGAACTCAGGAAGATAATCTCATGAAAAAGAACCCCCTCGTAGACGTGACCAACATTACCGCCGAAGAGTATGAAGACAATAAGGTCTTGTCTCTCGATGACTTCGATGATGTGCCTTGTGGCAGACTCTTTGAGAGTTTAATTGAAAGTATTACTAATCCTGATAAGGGGGCAGGCCGTCCTGCCCTACTCAAGGTTCGTAACAACAATGTGATTATTAGTCTGCTCATAGGTATTGTGGACGTTAAGATCACCGGTGCCCCGGAAGGAGAGGTGCTTAACTAATGGAGTTAGACATTCTAAGACTCCTAGCTACTAGAGCATCTTGGAATTCTTACCACAAGTTCATTACGTCTGATCGCCTGTCCCCTGAGATACGAGATGTGTTCAAGGGGATGGGCCAGTACTATACTGAGACTGGTAAGGATGAGATTCTGTGGCCGGAGTTCCTAACGTGGTATACGGTAGTAGCCCACCCCTCATTGCCAAGTGATAAGTTTACTTTGGTTGAATTCATTTGTAACAAGTTAGCATCCACTACGGATCCTATTAACCTGTCTGTTCTTAAGAACTTTCTCATCCGTGACTACGCTGCCAAGATAGCGGACACTGCTACCAGCGTGGCTATTGATGGTAAGTTAGATCTGATGAAGGAGGTGTTGAAGCAGGTCAGTGAGTTCACTAACTCCGTCAACGCTATCAGTGGTAGTAAGTACTACATATCCCGAGATGATTGGGATGAACAACTTGCAACCCTAAGTGTTGGTGAGAAGTATGACTGGGCTCTCAATGAACTTCAAGTATCTATTGGCCCCATACGTAAGGGTGATTTCATCATAGTAGGTGCTAGACCCGATGGTGGTAAGACTACGTTCCTTGCGTATAACGCAGCATATTTTGCCAAGCAACTCAAGGAAGGTGAATGTCTCCTATGGTTGAATAACGAAGAAGCCTTGCCCAAAGTTAAGTCTCGCCAAGCCCAAGCTGCTCTCAAGTGGACAGTGGGTGAGGTGATGAAGGATGGCACCGTCACAAAGGCTGCTATGGTCAAGGCCCTCGGAGGTGAGAGTAAGATCGTCACAGTAGATAAGACTGATATGTCTATCCAAGACATCGATGAGATCGTGGCGATGACTAATCCCAAGATCATCATCATCGATCAGATCTGGAAGGTGTCGGGCTTTGAGGATTCCAAGGGTACCGAGATCATGAGGTATGGACAGTTAGCCAAGTACATTCGTGGTATGGCTAAGGACATTGGCCCCATCATCGGGACGTCTCAGCTAGACGGTTCTGCTGAGGGTATGAAGTATCCTGATATGGGAACTCTATATGGTTCCAAGACTGCTGTGCAAGGTGAGGCTGATTGTATCATCATCATTGGTAGAGATCCTTCCGAACCACCAGATACTCGGTTCATCCATACACCTAAGAACAAGATGGTGTTCGGTGATCCAACTAAACGTAACCAGACGTGGGCAGTAGGAATTGATCCTACCTATGCTCAGTTCGTGAGTAAAATACCGAGGCCAAAATGACCCTTTCACTTAAAGAGATTCTTAGTCAAGCGGCCGCCATCGACATTGAGACTACCATCAATGCTACTAATCCAAACCACTTTGGAGCGACTCCATTTGATCCCGCTAATTCAATCGTGATGGTGGGATGGAATTACTTAGACAACTTAAAATCAACGAACGTTCAGATTATCAATGGTGGGTCTGGGCGATTTGTAGCAAGTAGATTGAGTGCAATAAGAACTAACTTTGAAAGTCACGCTAGATTATTAGTTGGTCATAATATTCCATTTGATCTACATCATCTATTAGCATCTGCTACTAGTGAGGAATTCCATGAGATCATAGCTGATATGTACATATGGGATACAATGATAGCAGAATATTATCTAACTAGACAGGAGTGTAAATCCATTTCACTAGAAGATCTGGCAGCTAGGTATAGCATCCCATTCACCAAAGATGTGACGGTATCAGAGTCCTTCAAGCTTGGTATTGGTGCCGACAAGATAGATCCAAAAGTTCTTGAGACTTATCTAAAAGGAGATGTACAGACCACCACTAAAGTATTCTTAGCTCAACAGCAACGGGCACTAGAGATCGGTGGTCCCGAATACGTAGAGTATCTCATTGCTCTCATGGGAGCTAGGCTTACTACGATGTTGATGGAACGTAATGGGTGTCATATTAATGATGTGACTTTCACTATTGATAAAACTAATATTGAACACCAAGTCAAGGCTGCTGGATTGGCATTAGAATCCATCTTGGAGGATGAGTTTGGACCACACTTTGATGGAGTGATTGCAATCAATTCTCCTAAGCAAGTTCACACATACTTGTTCGGCGGAGACATAAAACTTGTAGAACAGGTGGATGTAGGGGAAGTATATAAAGGAGGGGCTAAGAAAGGTCAGCCTAAACTTAAGACAGTGCGTACCACAAGAACTTTAACATCGTTAATCTCACCTAACTTTGAGGGCAAGAAATTTGCAGCTATGAACTCTGTGGATAGTAAGGTATTAAATGACATACTACTCCAATGTAAGATGGCTAGTCATACTAAGGCGTTCATAGAACGGTTGTTGCTCTTAAGAACACTGACCAAGGATCTCAGTACTTATGAGACCTACGGTAAGCAGTTTTACCCATCTCCTTTGCCCCATTTAGTGATGCTACATCCCAACTTCAATCATGCGCTGACTAACACTAAGAGACCTTCGTGTAGTCAACCCAACTTACAAAACGTATCCAACAAAGACATGGACATTGATGTGTCATGAGTATCAAGAGACATTTCATCTCACAGCACCATGATGGAGTGCTTATCGAGTTCGACTATAAACAACTTGAGATTCGGGTACTAGCTCTAGCTACTGGCTGTAAAAATCTCATAGAGGATTTGAACAATGATGTGGACATGCACCGCGCCAGAGCTGCGGAGATGTACCATATCCCAGAGGATGATGTCACCAAACCACAACGTAGGAAGGCTAAGGAGTTCTCGTTCCAGTTACAATATGGTGCGTCCTGCGAGTCTATTGCCAAGTATTGGAATGAACCTGTACCTTTAGTGAAGAGATTCTTCGAGGCGTACTTCGAGAGATATCCAGAGATAAGTGAGTATCATGAGCAACTCATGATCTTCGTGAAAGATAATGCAGTCCATGATGGGGATTATGAAGCTCTCGATGGAAGCACGCTCCCAGTTAAGCGTAGTATCATCCCATCTATTTGGGACCATACTGGTGCCACTAGCGGATTCTTCCTAAAGGAACGTGTGAGTGAAGGGTGGCACAGTGGTGGCGGAGGGGTGCCCAAGAGAAGTACTAGAACGTACTTCCCCCCAACTAAGATCAAGAACTATCCAATACAAGGAGGTGCTGCTGATATTCTATTGTTAGTCCTGAGTAGGATGCGCAGGATCCTAGCTAAATGGGAGGACAGTGTTCACATACTTCTCCAAGTACATGACTCTATATTGTTCGATTGGTACAATCCTGACAAATCCAGATTGGGAGAATTCGTTAGAGAAATCAAGGAGTTAATGGAATCTGTCCCAGAGATACTTGCTAAAGTCCACTGCATCAACTCACCCATAGAATTCCCCGTGGATGTGACGATTGGTAAGACTTGGCAAGACCGTAAAGAGCTAGACACATCTAGCTTAATTTGATATACTGTATATACACACTTGAGGTTTGAATATGATTTATAAGAATGGTACTGTAGATAAGGTCGCCCGTCATGGTAAGGCTTTCACTCTTGTAGAAGATGGAAGTACTCTGTGGTATACCGCGTTCTCCGCATCCCAACTTAACGGCTGTACTTCTGGGGACGTTGTAGAGTTTGCCTTTCAGGAAAGTGTGAAGGCTGGTACTACTTGGAACAACATCAAGAATGATGTGAAGATTGTGGGTAAGGGTACTGTTGGTACTCCGATACTTCCCCCTAGTGGTGGGAGTACAGCAACTCCTGCTGCTGTCTTTGGTGCAATGACTCTTTCTAAGGATCGTTCTATTGCCCGACAGAATGCTTGTAACGTAGCTGCGACTATTCTTGCACATAATCTGTATCGGCGCGACACCACTGAAGATGGCAGTGATGGTGATGATGCTAGGGTAGATCCTAGCAAACTCTCTGCGTTTGTTCTTAAGATCGCTCGCGACATCGAAGCATACACCACTGGTGATGAAGATAAGGCCGCTGCCCTTGCTTCCTTGGAGCAGGAAGGCGATGAAGACTAAGATTGGTCTATTGTTTGATGGAGATATCCTGCTTTATCGAGCAGGGTTTGCTGCCGAAAAGAGGGTCTATCGACCCTCTCCCGGCTCTGCATTGCAGCGATCAGCGCCGTGGGCTGTATGGACATCAGCCAAGGCTGCTAAACAAGATTGTGATCGTCTTGGTTACAGTTACAAAACCGATGTAACATGGGAACGTCAACCCGAACCTGTTGAGAATGCCATCCACAATCTCAACAGTCTTATCACCAACGTGCGGAATGGATTCGCTAGCGATGAGATCATACACACTTGGAGTGCCCTGCCAACAGCAGAGATCCCTGTAGAAGTGTTTATCTTCATAACTGGGTGTGGTACCAAGCCCAACTTCAGAGAGGCTTTGGATCCAGCTTATAAAGCTAATAGAGATCCGGCTCATAAGCCGATTCATCTGAACGCTTTGAAGACATACATCCAAGAACACTATCCTACGATAGTGACACAAGGGTGTGAGGCTGATGATTATCTTGGTCAAGCACAGCATGACATGGAACGCATCCATCCCGACATGCTTCCAGTTATTGTGACCCTAGATAAAGATCTTCAGCAGATACCGGGATACAAGTATGACTTTGTAGCTAAAGAACTTACGTACAATAGTCAGGAGGAAGGCGATAAGTTCTTCTTCCGTCAGATGTTATCGGGAGATAAGGCAGATAACATCTCGGGTCTACGGGGGTATGGTCCAGTGAAGATTGATAATCTGTTTGCTAAGTGTGTCTCAGTAGATGACTACCGCAAGAAAGCACAGCAGGCTTACATTGGATCCTACGCCAACAAGGATAATGCTATAAGGGCTTGGAACACTAATTGTGATCTGTTGTGGATCTGGAGACAAGTACCGGATGTCTGCCCGTACAAAATTCCGGTCTAAATTCGAGCAGACCTTTGCCGAACATTTAACCAAGAAAGGACATAAGTTTGAATATGAAACTAGAAAGACGAAGTTTCGTAAGCCGGTGCAAGGAGGTCTTTGTGAAGACTGTTCTAGCACTCGTGTTAGTAAGCGCGCTACCTATCTCTGTGATTTTCTTGTGGGGAACCCCCCAGTATATGTTGAAACTAAGGGGCGATTTGTTTCCAGTGATAGAACAAAAATCCTCGCGATGCTCAGTACATCTCCCGACATCAACCGTTCAAATTTCCGACTGTTATTCATGCGTGACAACTTCACAACAAAGTCCGGCAAAGAACGTTATACAGATTGGTGTAAACGGAACGGTGTACAGTGTGCAGTGTGGCCCAAAATTCCAAGGGGATTCTTGAAGTGACCAAGCACGTATTCATACCAGATACCCAGATAACTCCGGGGTCTGATATACGACATATCATTGCGGCTGGTAATTATATCAACGATAAGAAGCCTGACGTAGTGATCATTGGTGGTGATTGGTGGGACATGCAAAGCCTTTGCTCCTACGACAAACCGGGCTCTAAGGGATGGGAAGCTAAGGATGTTAAGGAAGACTACATAGCCGGTTGTCACGCTATGGATGTGTTCTTAAGAGCAGTAACTGGTAAGAAGGGTTCGTACCAACCTCGAATTATCATGACTGAAGGTAACCATGAGAACCGGGTACACAGGGCAGCTATGGATCCCAACAACATGAAGTTCAAGGGCTTCCTATCTACCGATGAGTTTGCGTTAGATGAGTACGCACTACCCATAGAGTATAACGGGTTCTTGGAGATCGTTAATGTTCACGGTATTATGTATAGCCATTATTTTCTCAATCCTGATTCTCTGTTTACCAATGCAATCGGCGGTACTGTTGAGAACAAGCTACGGAAATTGGGACACTCTTTCACTATGGGTCACCAACAACATAAGCAGACTGGAGCTATTTATACGGCTACCGGAGAACGTCGAGTTGGTCTCGTGTGTGGGAGATTCTACCAAGAAGATCTCGATTACCTTGGCCCCCAAAAGAACAAGCAATCATGGTCAGGAATCTTCATGAAGCACGAAGTTAACAACGGAGATTATGACCTCATGGAAGTATCTATGAAGTATCTCCTTAAGGAGTGGACGTAATGGCTAAACAAATTTCTAGGTGTCGTAAGCCCGTAGTGAATATGCGGCGTGATGTCTACCACGATTTTGTTTGTGATGTGTTAGAACTCCAGTTTCCTTTTGAAGATGGGGATATGTACACAGTTACTTGGGAGATTCAGGGTAACGAAGTTCGACAGATCACAGGTGGTATTCCACCATTAGATAGTTTGTATATACTCAAAGTTGTAAACGTTCCGGATCACGATGAAGACTCTAGCGGAACTTAAGGAACTTGTGGCAAGTAACTATGACCCAGACTTAGTAGTAGAAGTCTTGGAAATAACTACGGAAGAGTTGCTTGATAACTTCGAGGATAAACTATGGGAACACAGACACAAGTTCTTAGAGCTTGAAGAGAGGGAAGATGAATGATGATAAGTATGATTCTATAATGCCTCCCGGAGGGCCTGTGGTAGACCCTCATATGTGGGGGAAGGAGCTCGTAAAAAGCGTACAAGAAAATCACAGTCTCCTAGATAGTTTGAAGTATGGTCCCGGTATCATTACAGGCGGTGTTGCACCGCGGCGACGAGTGGGTAAATCAACGGGACCGTTTCCCTCGTCTGGCGTGTCGGGCATGTTTGTATCAAAGGACCCATTAGCTGAAATAGATGGGCTCGCTAGCCTAGAATATCAACCGTATCAGGACAAACTCAGAGAGTTATGTTTTAGATCTCTGTTAATATGTTTACCTCATGGGTATGGATTCTTTCCGGTATTGCCATCCAATAGGACAAGCAATTGCAATCTTGCATTTGGTAGATTGGGGTATGATAAGTATGTAGAAGTCATGGTGGAACCAACAGATGATCGCATTTCCCATGAATTCAAACTTCTGTATCACATTAAGAATGGGAAGACCTACAGTCATCACGAGATACGATTGTTTGCATTGGATATAGTGAATACGATTAACGACTTGAATGGAATAGATGACAGTGAGCAAGACGATAAAGGATCGGATAAAATATGAGTCCGTGGCTCCTAGAAACAAACCCTACGAACGAAGCAAGATTAAAAGAGAATACACGTATGAACGAGGAGATCTTGAAGAGGATGGAGACACCGAACAATATGAACCTGTACCAGACCTATATCCATACGAGTAGATATGCGCGGTACCGAGATGACTTGGGTAGACGAGAGACTTGGGACGAGACTGTTAATAGACTCCACAAGTTCTGGTTCGATAAGATCCCCGAGTCCTTGAGAGGGGAACACGCCATTGCTATGCGTGAGGTGGAAAGTTTGAGTGTCATGCCCAGTATGAGAGTTCTCATGACTGCTGGCAAAGCTCTTGACGATCACCACGTAGCGGCGTATAATTGTGCGTATACTCCCATTGATAGTATGAAGAAGTTCTCTGAGATCCTGTACATCCTAATGTGTGGAACAGGTGTAGGGTTCTCAGTAGAACGCGAGTATGTAAATAGACTACCAACCCTCCCGGAGGAATTTCATGAATCGGATTCACTCATTGTTGTTAAGGATAGTAAGCTTGGATGGGCAGTCGCCTACAAAGAACTTATACAGTTGCTTTGTGGAGGTCGAGTACCCCGATGGGACGTCTCAAACATTCGACCTGCCGGCAGCCGCCTTAAAACCTTTGGTGGCAGAGCTAGCGGACCCGCGCCACTTGAAGCTCTCTTTCGATATACGTGCGAAGTCTTTAAAGCCGCAGCCGGAAGACAGCTAACCACACTGGAGTGTCATGACATCGTATGCAAGATTGCGGCGATTGTTGTTGTGGGCGGGGTGCGCAGGAGCGCCCTTATTAGTCTTAGCAACCTTACTGATGAACGGTTACGGAATGCTAAGTCTAGTGCCAACATGCCTGATCATCGCTACCTTAGTAATAATAGCGTTGCTTACACATGTCAGCCTGATATGGACAGCTTCCTAAAGGAGATGGTAAACCTCTATCAAAGTAGGAGTGGTGAACGTGGAATATTCAGTCGATATGCTGCACGAGAAAAGTACAGCGCTCATAGACGCGATGAGGCTCACGATTTTGGATGTAATCCCTGTTCAGAGATCCTTCTCAGACCGGACCAATTCTGTAACCTTACTGAAGTTATTGTACGATCTGGAGATGACATTGATCGACTTAAGGAGAAGGTCCGAAGTGCCGTGTTCTTAGGAACACTTCAATCTACCCTTACGAGTTTCAAGTTTCTAAGTAAATCGTGGAGAACTAATTGTGAAGAAGAACGACTCTTGGGCGTATCGCTCACTGGTATCTGTGATCACCCATTGCTCTCTGATCCTCATGGACTTAGCGTTGTCTTGGAACAGTTACGAGACTACGCTGTGGAGTGCAACCGAGAATTCGCTGGAGTTCTTGGGGTGGAACCTAGCGCGGCTATTACTTGTGTCAAACCTAGTGGCACTGTATCTCAGCTTTGTGATACTGCCAGTGGTATCCACTCTAGGTATAGCGAGTATTATATCCGTCGTGTACGACAAGATGACAAAGACCCCCTCTCCAAGTTCCTAATCGAGCAAGGAGTTCCGTGGGAACAGGATGTCCATAACCCACACGCTATCGTGTTTAGTTTCCCTATCAAGGCACCAGAGGGATCGGTGACACGTAATGACCGTACTGCACTAGAGCAGTTAAAGCTGTGGGAAGTTTACAATGATAGTTGGTGTGAGCATAAGCCTAGCATCACAGTGTTCTATGAAGATGAAGAGTTCCTCGAACTGATCAGCTATGTGTACTCTAACTTCGATAAGATGAGTGGCATCTCTTTCCTTCCCAAGGATAACCATGTGTATGCCCAAGCACCTTACGAAGAGATCACTAAGGAACAGTACGAAGAGTCGCTAGCTAAGATGCCCAAGGAAATTGATTGGCTTAAGCTCAAGGACTATGAGACTGGGGATAATACTAGTGTCCAACCTGAGCTGGCTTGTACAGCAGGGGCTTGTGAACTATGAAGTGGTATAAACCTTCTACTCATGGTCTAATAGGACAGATGCATGAAGTAGATGAGCCTCACGGTTCCTACGTGATGTATAGTGACCATCTTGAGGAATTAGCTGGAGTTGAACGTAGGGCTAAGAAGTGTTGGCTAGATCAACAGGAGTCCTACTGGAAGACTGAGTACGAACGTGTGATGAGAGACTACGGCCACTTGTTTGTTGGAATTGTTTGAGGTATAATATATGGGTACTAGATTGAACTTGGATGAGTATCTGGATAAGGTCGAAGAGAAACTCCAACTTGTCCAACGAGAGCTTGAGAGCTTCGGTAACGTGAAGACTCCAATGGATGAGAAGGCCATTAAGTTCTGGGGATTGATGTCCGTTAAAATGGCTATGGGTTTGTTGAAAGAAGCAGCAGCGGAAAGTAAGATACACGAGGTGGAAGATGATGGCCGAGTACTGGGAGACTCTCAAGATTCAGCGGTGGAAGGAACGGGAGAAGGACTTTCTGAGAGCGGGGGGATACAACAACGAGAACGCAAACGAGACGGTAAGGGAGGCAATTGAGATAATAGAAGAGTTACTTGGTGTGATTAAGAACTTCAATGATATGCTAGAGGATGATGGAAAATGAACAAGACCTTGACTGTGCGTGATAAGATTCTCCGCGCGCTTATGCGTCGGAAGACTACCATTAACTCCACCAACCTTGCCGAGAAGATTGGACACCCTGCCCCGTCTGTTCGACGAACTCTCGCTCAGATGCGACGAGATGGTTTGGTAGATGCCATCTCTGGTATGTGGTACCCCACTCGTCGGGCCGCATAGAAGAAAGCCCGCGCACCGAGACATTAGTCTCTTTAGGCGGGCCTAAAGACAGTCAGATTATTTCTAACTGTGAGAGGGTAGTTATCTTAGTAGGCTAGTGCCTACTTTCGGGGGAGCTTAATGCTCCCCTTTTCTTTTCCCAAGCTATCAACTCGATAAGTTGTTCTTTGACTTGTCGATACTTGGTGAAGTTGGATGCACTTGTTCTGGCGATATCAGCAAGTCCAATTCCGGCGGCAGCCGCATCAAGATCTCCGGTGGAGATATCTGTGGGCAGACTACCCGTGATGGCTCCGTTGTACAGGCTGACAAAGCCAACAGGAATAGGACACTCATCGTTAGCTTTCTTAGAGATATACTTGGGAACTTGAACGATGATGTCATCACCCTTCTCCTTTATGATCTTGATCTTCTCTTGTATGATTGGAGCTTTGGATTCATATTCAGATATGAGATTATCGTACTGCACACGTTGTACATCGGATTGATGTTGGACAATAGCTTTATCAGCATCCCATCTAGCTTGTACCCTAGACGCTCCATTGTGATCCCAATACCAACTGTACGATATGAGCAAGGCCACCAGGGCCAGCTCCTTCCAGTATGTTCTTAGGAACATTAGTAAGACTGTCACGCTTTTAACTCCGCTATATTCTTGAATGTGAAGGCTGCAAAGACTGTTAACATGAGGCCCACATAAGAGGAAGGATCCACGTACTTTAGCATAACTAAGCCCGTGAACACCGCTCCCCAGATGTTAGCCATCCAGAAGATGCGAGACCTCATCCGTGGAAGATTATAAGCCATCCCGCTTTGAGCCCCGCCCAATTGAACGTTATCAGACTGACTGCCAAGGTCACTAGTCCTATGGCTATCCGTTTGGTTATCTTCCATGTCATCGCTGCCTCCGCTACGTTAGATTCCACAACCTCCAGTCTAGTGACCAGATCCTTAAAGGAAGCTTTAGACTCAGCGATATGCTCAACCGTCGTTTCTTGTCTAGCTTTAATGGTGGCTACGTCAGCCCTCATTTCTAAAGCAGCCTCAAGTAGTTGGGTGAGGATGTGCTGATCCATCAGAAGTTCAATGGAATCATCTGAGACTTCTTCCGAGAGGTATCAGTAGAACCTTCTCGAATTTTCTCCTTGAGTCTCTGCTCGAAGGGGACAGTGGTGGTTCCAAATACGATGTCAGAAAGTAATCTTGTGACGTCCGGCTTATCCATATGTCGTTTTCCGGATTCCATGACCGTGTTTACGTCTGAGGCAACGGGACCGAGGAAGGATGTGGCTGGATTACGGGATCTAGTGATATCGTACCACATACCAAACCCACCGATTGTGGACAACCCTCTAACCAATCTTTCTGTCATAGTTAATTCCTTGTCGTCTCCCATCAATACGGATCTAAGGGTGCTCAAAGGTACGCCGATAATCACGGCTGCGCCAGCGAGAGTCAATCCACCCGCCACCTTGCCCCCGACAGTCTCGGCTTTCCATACAGGTTTAACCACATGATCCATGATGAAGTTCGTCTGGTTAAAGGCATACGTCTTAAACTTACGGAACCACAGAGCATGGGGGTGAGCCCATCCAAGGGGCATAGCCCCTGGAGTGTTACGGAAGTTAACGTGATCTGACCATCTAAGAGCAGCGTCAAGGATCTCCTTCTCCGACCACGCAGTCTTAGTAGGATCCAGTTTCAACTCCCTCATCTGTGCTTCAATTCGAGTGGTACTCTTGCCAGCAGCCCTAGCCTTAGCAAGATCTTCCATCAATAATTCGGCATACGAGCGGCCCCAGTTGGAGCCGATGACTCGTTGCATTCTCTCTGCACCTACGAATCCCGTCATACGAAGGAAGGTTGTAGGATGGTTAAAGAACTCAAGGAACTTGAGATTACCAGTGAATTCTCTACCAAAGATACGATGTTCGACCGAACTAAACTCTCCAATGATTTGCATCAAGGATGTCTCTAGCACAGCACCGCTACGCTCAGCAGTCTCTTGATACTTGGCTGGATTGTTCTTAAGATCTTTGAGCATGCTTCCCATGATGCGGAGATTAGACTTAAACCCTCCTGCCAAATGGGCAGTAGCAATCATACCGTTCACGGTGGCCTGAGTCATATTAGCCAAGGGGGCTAAGGTAAGTTTCAATGTCTGGAAAGCAGACACTCGACCTAAGATCTCACGCTCAGCTAAAGACAGTTCTCCCGCCTTAGCAATCATGGCAGATCTTGAATCACCTACCCGTTGCCAGTACAACTCACCAGCGAACCGCGCGGCTCTGTTACCATACTTATCCTCAATGTACTTGATACCAGCAATAGCCTTCTCATCATTAGCGCCGAACACATTGGCATAAGCAATACGCTTCTCAGCGTCAGCGACATACATAGCCATAGCAGCACGAGGATCCTTGATGACGAAGGGGTCTAGCACAGACTCCTCCTCTACATGGATCTTCCGGCTGTGCTCAAGGTGCCCACTCCGACTAACCTTATGGTTCTTACGGAAGTTATCGAGCATCTTCTTAGCTAGAGCAGGACTGATATAGATCTGAGATGTCTTGCCCGTAGTCTTAGATGTGTACTCACGAATAAGTTTAGCAGTCTCTTCATTGTCACCCAAGATATTCTTGAGAGTGCCCTCCAAAGCTTCTGGCTTCCATTTATGAGAAGTCATGACTTCCACCCATTTATCTCTACCAGCTTGGGTAGACAAGAAGGCCATGTCATACTGACGGGGAAAGTACATCTTCTTAGCAGCAATGCTGGCGAGCCGAGTGTATGTCTTGGAGTCTACGATACCAGCTTGCATTGATCTCTTGAGGACATCCGTAAAGTAGCTGGACATATTCTTAGCAATGGACTTACTAAGTGAGGTCAATTCACCTTCCTTGATAGTTCCACGCAAGAAGTTCATGGCATCTGTCTGTGCTTGTTCCACAACAGCCTTGTCCACCCCAGACGCACGGGCATCTCTAGCGGGACGATTGATATCCCACAACTTGTCTCCTGCTGTACCTTCAAACTTAGTTTGGGCACGTTCCATCAAGTCATCGAAGAGTCTACCCAAGCCACCAAACTTAGTTCGCAAGATAAACGAAGGGGAACGGATAGCCCATCCTTGCCAAGCGGCAAAGCTGTAATCTTCCTCAGCTCTAGCGATAGCTTCAGGAGACTTAGCATCGAGCTTAGTCCCCTTACCAATATACCGTGTATAGAGACCCTTTCCATAAGGCAAGCCGAGACCAATAGCGGCACCCATTAGTGCGCCATATTCGTCACCCGTTGCTACGTACCCGATCCCCGCACCAATACCAGCGCGGCCCATAGCCGCCAACAAAGAGGGGTCGATGCTACCCAACTCCTTACCACGAGACTTGGACAGAGTGGAAGCTCCCCTCATTGCTTTACCTTCAGCATCTAGCAAACTATCCACACTTTCTGTTTTATCCAGAGGTAGAGAGTCTTTAGATACGATGAATTCTGGCGTATCTATGCCCTTCTCAACTGTGACTAAATCACGAGACGGGGTGCCATAGATCTTAGTAAGAGCATTGACCTCTTCTTGTCCGGGAGTCTTCCACAAGTCTTCCTCGGTCTTCACACCACGGATGTTCTTAGGAACACCATGATCTACACCCAGTCTAAGCGTGGAGTTAATGAGTCCTGCTGCCGCGTCGTAGTTACCGGAAGCTATGTGACCAGTTAATTCGGTTCTGAGATTATCGGCCTTATCCTTAAGTACTCGGAACTCACCTTCTATAATATCACCAGAGCTAGGCAATGCTTTCTGACCCTCAATGAGAGGTCTACCAATATTGGTCCCAGCCACACTCTCCGGACCAGTCAATAGTGGTTGCTGGGGAACCCCCTCGATAGTCGCACCTTCTCGGGGTTGTTGAGTTAACTGGGATTGGTTACGAGGGATGAACTCCCCTTCGACTACTTCACTCTTGGGGGTAGGTATCGCTTCTCTGTATGGATCATCAGCAAGTCTCTGTAGCTCCTTGCCCGTAACTGGTGTATTGATGGCTTGCTTGTGAGCTAGATACTTAGCGTATGCTGCGCCTAGTCCATAGATACCTCCACCAATAGCAGCTCCGTACATCATGCCGTGACCAACATCACTTATATTAGCTTCACCATCTTGGGCGATCTCTTGCATGGCTACAGACGTACCACCAAGCCCAGCCCCAATTCCCACAGCCTTTAGGAATGTAGAACCTACCGGGAGCAGGGATGAGGGGTCGGCAATAGCTACACCAATCTGTCCGGTCATGTGAGCCGTACGTTCCTGTTGGTCGGGAAGATTACTGATATCCTTGTAAGATTGATATCCCAAGTCATTAGGACTTTGTGGACCTCTACGAGCAATGGTATCTTTACGGATATCTTCATCCGAATAGTCTTCTGATACTGCTCCCATGATAGAGTTTACAATTACATCGCCAATAGCCTCTATCAAACCAGCGCCACTCCTAGCGCCATGGGTAGCCACTTGGATAGCTGTTGGATTGAGGGAGTTGAGTCTATCTAGTTCAGATATGATCTGGGGATCCTCTACTCTATCCGGAGAACTCTCTAGATTTCTCTTCCACTTAGCTTTCGGGACAGTGCTGAGATCAGATGTCTCGGGCGCAAGCTGTCCTGCCGCTGAACTAATACGGGACAAGAGACCTTCATCTGTGATTCTGTTGGCTTCATTCATATAGTTATTTTACATTCACCTTAAAGGCTTCTTTAGTATCAGCAAGGTACCAGTAGTACTGCCCATCCACTTGAATCAATCTAGCATCAGTCGGCATAGAAGTGGACTCCCTCCACAACTGTCCCTCATCCGCATTGGGATAAACGTTCTTAAGATCACGATAGTTGGAAGCTACGATGGCCCCTTGAGAAGCAAGGAGGGCTCGGGCTTGCATAGCCTCGGCATCTGTACCACCTGCCTTACTGAGGATGTCGTCTATCGACATACCTAGTGAGTCTTCTATGCGTTTAAGCTTCTGCTTGTCTTGTTCTTGATCACTTGCTTGTAGTTGAGTAAGGTGTGTCACGAAGTTTGCTGAACCCATCTTAGCTTCTTGAGTGGTCAAGGGTTTACCTAGTTGCATTCCCCGCTTAATGGTAGCCTCTTTGATGGCTCGATCTGTCCGGATGTTTTCTAGATCTAGATCGAATCCATACTTCATCTTCAATAGAGACTTATCTTTCTCAAACTTATCATTCGGAGATTCCCAAGTCTCTTCATCCCAATCCTGCTTGCGAACTTCCAGATCAAGTTGACGATCCTTCTGACCAATCTGCCTTTCGTTCTGATCAACGCCCGCTTCAAGTACTCTCAACTTCCGTTCGGGAGCATTGGAATTAATCTCTTGTCGCTTTCCTACATTATCAAGGAGGGTACCTTCAGTCTGAGCTTTCTTGTAATCACTCTCAGTCTTGAGTTGAATGGCTTGCATACGCTTCATTTCTACCATTTCAGCGCCTTGCATGTCACCAAAGTCAGTGAGCCTATCTCGGATATATCCGTAGTACTGATCTCCCATATCAGGAGTTAGACCATTGGCCCTAGCTTCCTTAACAGCGTCCATACGACGTTTGTTAGTGACCATGCCAGTGAGACGATCAAACGGATTACCACGTATAGCTCCGGATCCAGCGTACTGCATCTCCGCCATAGCGGCTTCCATTGGACCACCTACCGGACGAAAGTTGGTGCCGTAATCAGAGGGGGCGGAGTTACCGTCCCCAAACAATCCATAATCGAATGATTGATTTGCCATATTAGTTTCCAAACAAACTCATGAATTCAAGAGCGTCATCAATGAGAGATCCGTTGTTCTGCGACTTCAACGTGTTGCCGTGTGCCTGTACTCCGTAGGCGTCATAGGCATACTTGCCAGCTTGAGCAGTGCCCTGCTGCTGATCGTTTGATATGTTGGAAGCAACTCTCAGTGGTTCCAATACATTCATGTTATTGAACTCAGTACGGCCTTGGTTAAGGGCAAGGAAGTTCTTGAACATGTTGGTAGTGTAATCTTGTGCTGCTGTAGTAGCTGCAAAGACTCGCTTCTGTCGACCCTCTTCCAACTGTGTGCGGAAGTCCGCTACGTTAGCGGCAGTGCCTGTATTGATACCACTGCTATTGAACAACTTGGATTCAAGGCTATTGAACTGTCGAGCATCCCGTCTGGACTCAAGTCTATCAATCTGATCAAAGAACTCTTGGGACAATCCACGTTGATTGAGGTTACGTGCTGCGGTACCCGTCTTATTAATCAGGGCATCAAAGTCTCCGAAGGTTCTCTTCATCCCCGCACTAAGGGTGGGCTTGGCATATCCATTGGACATATCAACACCAGACCCCATTGGATTCCTGATGTCAAATGGCTTGGCTTGAGCGTCACCGTACAACGCCATAAGCTGTTTGTACAACGTCTCAGATGCCTTTGTACTACCTTTGGATCCGAAGATTGTTTCAAAGATTCCCGGAGATCCTCCAGAGTTTGATCCTGCCATGCTACCGCCTCCGCCCCCTCCACCGAGAGCATTTGTTACTGTGCCTACACCATCACGAATAGTTCCGACGGTGCTTGCTGCATTACCAAGAGTTCCGGACAAACCACCAGTGGCAGTGTTGATTCCGTTCTTTACGTTGGTAACAGTTTGATTGAATTGATTGAACGCATTCTTACCAGCATTAACAGCAGGTTGAAGTGGTCCAAAAGCGTTACTAGCTGCGGGTGCCCATGCAGCCCCAGCCCCCGAGAATCCCGGACCAAAGGTTCTGTTGGCCGCATTTACCGCGCCGTAGGCCCCAGAAAAAGGGTCTCCAGTTCCTACCGGATTAAACATCCCACCTGTTGAGAAGGGGTTAATTTTATCCAATCCATTCATTATAAAGGTGCCGGGGTTGGCGAAGGATGCTGCTATTCCGCCTGTGGATTTAATTACGTTACCGAAACCAGCACCGAACTTACCTGCTCCGTATCCACTAGCAGCGCCTGTGAGAGCGCCCATAACACCACCGCCATTCATGGCACCAAGGGTGCCGCCTAATGTGGCAGCTAGAGCCGGTCCCACACCGGGGACAAAGCCTAGACCTATCTGTCCAACAGTCCCAAGTATCTTCCCAAATGTAGAATTCAGAAATGATTCTTTATGTTGCTGAGACCTAGTGTTCTCTCTGATGCCGTAGTCTAAGGACTCACGAGCAAACTTAGTGAACTGTGCGGAGGGCGATGCGGGTAGTTTACCCGTATCTAGAAACTTCTGGAACTCCAGAGCAACCGGGCTCTTAGATCTGGCAAGACTCTTGCCTGTATTCTTGACAATGTTTTCCCATGCTTGCTTAGAACCACCTTCCTTTTCGGTACGGTGGTCATATAACTTGGAGAGCTTGGCAAACAGGTTCCTATCGGTAACACCCGCATACTCCAATCCAGCACCTTGAGTGCTGAACGGCAGATTCTTAGAGTTTAGTCCAGTAGACTTCTTTGCCATTACAGTTTCTGATAGATCGCTATTGCCTTGGTGCGTACCTGAGCTTCCGGAGTGTTAGTAAGATCAGCTACCAATTTAATAATCAATTGTAATGTGGGATCTTTAGCAATTCTGTTGGTAGTTATTGCAGTTTTGTAAGCGTCCTTGGCCCCAACCTCATTAACCGCATCAAGTTGATGTCGAGTCGGGATGGGTTCTGGTCTATTCCATGCGGAGATAGTCACAATCCCGTCTCCAGCATCCATCAACTCCCAGTCGCCTGCTTTATAGTTAGGAAATAACACTAGTAATTTTTCATGGGAGATTGACATTAAGAAATCCTCACGGCGTATAGGGCGTGGATGTTACTGGAAGCTAGGGTTTCTCCGGCCTCTGAGTATCCAATCAGGCCGATATAATCACCGGATGCAAACGTTAATTGGACTATATTGACAGTATTCAGAATAAGTCTACCATTCGTAGTTACTTCTGCCTCATCAAACGTACTAGAAACGATGTTATTGCCTGAGTCGAACCGAGCGATTCCACAACGTTTTTGTCCCGCAGTGTTATCGAATAGGATCCTTCCAAAGCAGAGATAGCTCCCATCTTGTTCAGCAGATGTTAGAGTTATTTTGCTGCTAGCTGCGATACCTCCAAGATCTATCACCTCACTAGTTAAATTAGTGAGTCTAGTCACGGTCGCAGCAGCTAGAACCTGAGTAGAATTCCCCCGTATATGTACTACGGTATTTCTACCGGGACCTAGTTTGTTGAGTAGCACTTTCTTATATGCAGTAGCACTCGCGTCGTAGGTCGCCACATAGTCAGTAGTTCCTATTGGACTGGAGTCTTCTGTAAGAGAGTTGGGGAGATCTAGCTTGGTTGCGATGCACGTAGCGATCTCATCAAACTCAGAGTCAAAGTCTACGCCACTAATAACCTTGGAGGGGTTGCCGGATGCAAGGGCATCCTTAGCGGTAAAGTTTGTATTCTTACTATAGTCGGTCAAGATTATTCTCCCAAAGATCTCAGGTAATTAGCGACAGTCTCTAATTCATCTGCGGTAGCGAATCCCTTAATCCAGTTTGCCTTGCTCATTATCGTGCCTCACGTCCCACCTTGAGTAAAAGGGTGATTTGTTCCACTGCCACTTGTGTGTTGTTCACAGTGACGTTAAATCCAAAACTAAATACTTGTCCTGTTCTAGATGCGGGAGTCCCTATCCTAGACAGAGTGACACCGCCACCATACTCGGCTATACCGAACTCAGCTTCCCCATATTCCGCAAGGGCCGCTGCGGGCGGGATGCTAATGTTAGCATTATCCGAGCTGGCTCCGTAGTCCACCTCCCAAGTGAATGTGAATATCTGACTACCAGCACCTTCTATAATTGTATTGATCTTCTTTAGGATCTTGAGTTTAGCGTCTCCAAAGTCAGACCAGCTACTAGCCCATGATATGTTGTAGGTTGAAGTTCCATCTAGATACCCAGAGTATTTTCCGATGGTACCAGCCTTTCCAAGATACAGTACACCCTCATGATTGTAGGCCGATGTCCAATCGGTATTCACAAACTGTGTAATTCTAACGTCGTTAGTAGATTCAGCTACTATGTGCGTGTCAAAGGCCCAGATGATCCCATCCGAACCAAAGAGTAGGTATAAAGCCTCCTCAGGGGAATAGGCACTACGCACCTTAAATGTGGACACACTACGAGTGGACTGCACCAACTCTCTACGTACCAACGCTGATACGTCACTCAACTCTAGATTATTCTCAGATTCAATAACTTGTCTCAAAGACCGTACACCGGTGGAGCTTAGGAAGTACAAGTCTATACCTGCTTGTTGGATAGAGTCCCTCTCGATACATCCAACGCCTTGTATGATCTTTACGATGGATAATGTGGAGGGGTCGTCTGGAGACCCATAGATAATGATCTGTGATCTTAAGAACACTACGAGATACTTATCAATGGAGCTGATCGCAACTACTTCATCATAACCCGAGCTAACAGCAGTGGCTGTGCCCAGTACATTAATCTCACCTGCTCCGGTGGACCAGTGGGTCTCATCCAATAGAGCGGAGTACGCTACGATACTTTGGCCAGTGCCTGTGGATGCCTTCTGTGCCCACAGTCTACCGAATGCGGAATGAACACAGTTACCACTAGGGACAGTGCCAGAGCCAGCAGCTATGGCTGCAAAGTTACCTGACCCAGATTTGACAATCATAGTGTTACCAGCTTGGGCACCTACCACCTTGTCATTGAAATTCTGCCATTGCCAATCCACACCTGTAGGAGTGAGGGCTCCAGTCCTATCTGTAAAGCTGGTGTACGAGCTGGGTGATTCATAGATCTTGTTAGATGCAGATACTACAGCACTAGAGATCAACATGTTTCCACTAGAGTAGTCATACATGAACAGTGTTGAGATGTCAGGAGAGCCAGTGAGTTCCGATCCACCACTAGTCAATTGACTGAATCCTTTACGACAAGCTAGTCTACCCGCTTTATCGTAGACTATGTTCTCGGCAACCCGCGCATACGAAAAGTCTCGGGTGACTTGATCACCCTCAAAGTTCAGGCCATTGATGCCAGGGGCTCGTAGTGTAATGGGGATTAGTGCCCCACCCATTCTTCGTGTTCTAGAGTATGCCATTAAATATTAGTAAGTTCCCACGCCGTCTTTACAGACGGAATCATTATATTGATTTCGCCACTGAAGTCACCAGTCTCGGGGTTAACATGGCCTGCTAGACGGACCACTTCATCGTTAGCAACGATACACCAACCGATGGATTTGATAACAATAGGCTCAAGAGTATCCCTATAAGAACCCCAAGCCCCACTAGAATTAGACCAATGATCATTCCACTCAATAAAGTAGATGTGTCCGGGTTTGAATTCCATGACTTACGGGACGTACCAGTCGCCATCTGTGGTGCCCTCGTACTTGGAGCGTTGTTCATAGGCAATAGCGTCTCCGAGTGCTCGTACATACTGAGAGGTGATATCGGATGCGGTGGCACCGCCGTCCTCACCCTTCTCTTGTATCGCCATAGCAAGTGTTCTTAGGAACACCGGCATCCACGGAATCTTCAGATAGTCTTCATCACTAGTGAAATCATCCGAAGGGTTGTACACAGTGACCTTGAGGTTATACACTCCATCTGGTATCTGGAAGAACTCAATCTGAACGTTCTGTGTCTCGTCCATACCACCCATAGCCCAATAGAAAGGTTGGCCGGGAGTGTCCAGTGTGAACGTATTCTGTCTGATATATTCTCTAGTGTGTTTAACTAGGAAGCAAATACTATCAGTATCATAAACTTCAATAACCCGAGATCGGGCATTAGTATAGATTCCTAGCGTGGTGTCTTTCACACTTACATATTGTTGAGAAGCTACTGTTGGGATATCCAATGTAACCAACAGGCTGTCCCAATTGAAGGCGTCTTCAACTTCCCGCTTGGCATCATTCAGGAATCCAAAGATCATCGTAGCATAGGCTGTATCAGAGATGTTCTCTACCGTGTCCTCACGAAGACGGGTGAGAACTCTGTTCACTATACTCAAAGCTGTGACTGATTCAACAGACATAGTTAATTCCTAAATGGGAAAGGGAGGGTTGCCCCTCCCCCTTATTACCAAGCCGGTCGTCCGACCAATACTTTGATTGTGAGGCCAGATCCAAAGTCTAGGGCAGTAGAGCCATCCAGATTAGAGATCCGACACACGAGAGTGTTTGCGGCGCTCACAGTAAAGAATACATCACTCACTCCACCTTGACTGTATGAGAACGAGGCCCCTAAGACCACGTCTCCTAGAGCCAGTCCGGGGACAGTCCAACTCTGTGTGTCTTCTGCTCCCGCTGCGATAGATGCCGGGTTAGCTCCGGTGATAGTGATTCCGTAAACTCGACTGAACAGAGCTTGGTATTGCTGTCTCCCGTCCAGACTTACGGTTGCTGTGCCTGCTGTTGTAAACGACATAGTTGTTTCTCCTAAGTTGAGGGGGTCTTTCGACCCCCGTTACTTGTTAGTTATTACGCAGGTACAGCGATGACAACAGCAGCGTCGTCGCGGATCTCACCAACACCGTAGATGGTATCGGCTGTGAAGAGATCAGCAAGGAACTCCTGCTTGTACTGAGTCTGAGTGCGGACACTCATCTGCTCAACCAGAAGGATCGCGGAGCGGTGTGCCAGAACGCACATACGTGCATCCGGAGTAGCAGCGGCTTCTGTCGGGCAGTTAGTAGACACGTACACCGGGATACCGTACAAGTCACCGATCAAGCCGGTACGAATGGTATTCGCATTACCCGATTCACCAATGAAGGCTTGCTCAGTGAAGCGGCTGATGCCTGTGAGGTTCTTCTTCTCGACCGGAGGTACGACAAGGAATCGCTCAGTCATCGGGACATCGGCGTCATCAAGGGTCTGGATAACCTTGCGGATGCCAGCGTCTGTCAGAGCGGCGTGGTTGTTGGAACCAACGACGTACAGAGTAGTACCGTCCGAACCGATCACAGCCTTGTCACCGAATGAGGTAGCAGCACCGTCACCACCCTGAGCGAACCAGAAGGTTTCAAACAAGTGGGTGTCAACTTGCTTAGCAAGAGCGTAACCAGCGTCATCGGTATAGAACGCTCGCATACCTTGGAGAGCCTGCTTCTCAAGCAGATCTTCAATCAAACGAGAATACTCGTAGTGTTTGTTAATCGAGATATCCTTGATACCTTCAGTTGCTGTAATAAGAGTAACAGCAGTAGAAGCAGCCTTAGCCGAGGCGGAGCCACGGGTCGGAGTCGGGATATGAATTGTGTCACCCTTCTTACCATTATGGTTAAGACGAGTAACGAGATTGGCAAGTACGAGATTCTTTTTGTAAGCCGCAATAACTTCGTCGGCCCAAATTTCCGGGATAAAGTTTGCCCCGGTTGTAATCGTCATACTGTTTGTGGGACTAAATTCACCAGCCATAGTAGTTTCCTTAAGTGAGAGGTTAGTTAATTATTGTAAGTGTGCGCGTTACGTCACGACTCGTTTTTCAGCGTATGCTTGCATGATCTCCTGTTGCAAAGATGCGTACTTGTAGGGATCCTCTATCTGGAGGCGGACTAGATCAGACCTACGGTAAATAGGTTTGTTAGCCGTGCTAGCATCTCTAGACGATCCTCGATTAATTGTAGTGGCGTCTTCGAGCCCTTGAGTGTTCTTAGGAACATGGGTGGTTGTGCCACTCGGTTCCTTGTGCAGCTCTTTGTAGAGCGTAAACATTTCATTGGCGTAATCGAAGTCACCATTAGCAGCCCGCTGCCAGTTAGCTTGACGTACCGGAGATGCCATAACCCAGTCTTGGAAATCTTGCTTCTCAACAAGCTGTCGCATATCAGGGTGAGCACGCTCCAATAGATCCAGAGCTTGCTGCTTACGCGCATTCTCTGTGGAAGCTTTAAGGGGCTTGACCGCTTCTTCAACTAATCGTTGTACAGTTTCGATAGGCTTTTCAAGGAACTCTTCTTCCGTAATGGGGCCTTGGGGCTTCTCGGCAGATGTGTCAGAATGTTTAAGATTCTGCTGTATCAAAGTATCCGTAATGCTACGCAGTTGCCCAAGTTCTTGTGCCTGTCTACCAGACTCTCGTTCGAGGTTCTGATACGACTCAATCATATCTTGGACTGTTTTGCCTTGGAATTTCTGGGGAATCTGATCGGATTCCACTACAGCAGTAAGACCTACTTTAGTGATGTCTGCTACTTCAACTTCAGTAGTCTTAGGATCGACAATTCTTTGTGAACTCATAACGCACTCCTTAGTCTTTATCCTCTCGGGAGACTTGTAGGGTAATTAAACAGGCTGGCCTAGTCGAATCAATTCTTCTCGGTTTGCCTTACGGTGCCTTTTAGCCCACTTATCAGCAGCAGTGGGGAAGGCGGTATCATGTCCGGGTAACTTAAAGTTACCTCCGGTTGTTATTCGTTTGGCTGGTACCTGACACTGAGGACAGGGCATGTCACCCTGTTTATCTTCGTTACGGATAAAAGCTTCAAACTCATAACCACAAGCTTCGCAAGTATAGTCGTAGACTAACATTACGATTCTAGTTCGTTTTCACCGTCGTCATCTGAATCCAACTCTGCTTGAGTCATTTCAGCTTTCAACAGATCTTCAAGGTTAATGAACTGTCCAAGGGTAAGTAACCGCCCTTGAGCAAGGTGGAGAGTCCGCTCATCGGGGAGGGACATCAAATCATTCTGTAAATCGTATGCTTCAGTGAATCGTTTCTGTATGTATTTCCACCCGTCCGACTGGAGGGTATTAAACATGTCGTCGTATTCACGCCTCTGTTGTATCGTCAACATTCGCGGCTACCTCTCTCTTAGGGGGCGCGAGCCCCGGTTCTTGCTCTTCTTGTATTTGTCTAGCGATGGATGCTCGTACTCCGGCAACTTCTGGTGAGTTGCTCTCGGATTCAATTGTAGCATCTACGATGGCTACAGCCTTGGTAACCATAGAGGCCACGTTAGCACCCTCCTTACCAGCACCTGCTGCCATAGCAGTAACCAGTGCGGCGATAGCTTTAGCTCGTTCCACTTCACCCTTGTTGATGTTAGCAACAGCTTCAGACATGTTCCAGATCGCTTCACCACGATCTCTAACAGCCTCGGCTTCAGCAGCAAGGTCATTACGAAGTTCCGCCTCAACAGCTTGCTGTATCTTGAAGTCCATCTCCCTCTTCTTGATCTCAATCGCGCCAAGCTTAGCTTGTTGATCGAAGTCAGGTTGCGGGGGTTGGGGATTCATAGACGCATCGAGATTCTGTTGAATCAAGTTCATGAACATCTCTTTGTCTTCCATGTTATAGTTATGGAGGACAGACTTCATGAGAATCCAGTATCCCGTGGATCCGGGTTGTTGGGTCTGTAGCATCTGTGTAAGCTGCGCAACCTCGAACTCACGGGCTTGGGCACCAAGGGCACCAAAGATTCTGAACTTGTAATCACGAGTCGGATAACGTTCCGGATCGTATTGGATATATCTCCATGCAGCTTTGTGCACCAGAGGATCTAGCAACTGTCTTTCGATGTTACGAAGAGTTCTCTTAGCACGCTTGAGCATGGCTCCTAACATCATGGAGATGCCGGAAGCTGTCTCATTGCGGGGATTAACTCCTAAAGGGGCCGCTGTATCTAGACTTCCGGTAGCTACCGTAATCATACGTTCCAACTCAGCAGACTGTCTGAATGTATTCGGATCAGGTCCGGGGAACTTGAACGGGGCAATAGCCTCATTGACGTTACCAGACACGATCACGTTACGTCCGGGACGTACTTGATAGTCTTGGTTACGAGGTGCCATAGCACCATTGATAATCATCATGGGGTAGGTCGAGAGGGCCAAACTATCTACACGAGCACGAAGCTCGGCATCTAGAGCCTTCTGAGGATTGTAACCTTTCTCAGCAATACCACGCCCCCAGAATGAATTGGGGACTGTATCGTACTGGAATGCTACAAAGCTACGATCTTGCATCGTAAAGGGATTACGAGCTACACGCAGGAGAGTGGATCTATTAGCAATCCACACAATCGCCTCAACAAGTTCTGCGGCGTCATCAATAAATGCGCCGTCAGGTTGTTGCATAAACGAAAGGGGATCTTCTACGTTAGACTTCTTCTGAGCTTCTTCAAAGTATCTCTTCGGTACTAGACCGTGATACTCGATGATCTCTACACGATCTATCTGCTTACCATTAACAGACTTGAGCCCATTCTTATTGGAGTCAGATATACCAATGAATCCGTCGTAGTAGATCTTACGGACTTGATTCTGGAGGACTTCGTGACGAGGGACAAAGTATACGTGTGCCATACCAAGAGCGTTATCAATACGAGTAGCAGCAGTATCAATCACGAACTCATTCGGATCAACAGCAACCAAACCTACTTGGATAAACTCACGAGTCTCGTAAGAACCGTCTTCTGTGGGATAGCGCTCTTTCTTCTTCTCTACTGTGACTTTACCGATACCTGTGCCGTAGAGGGCTCCATTGAGAAGGATCTCTCCAATGGACTCGTCCACACCAGCAGCAGTGAAGTCCTCCACAAGCTGGTCAGTAAGTTGCTCTAACTCCTCGTTAGACTTTTTAGCGGCTTCTATAGCCTGCTCTGGACCGCCACCAGCGTCTTTGATCTTGGACATAGCCTTGAACTGGTTGGTCTCATAGACATCTTCTTCAAGGTCAAACCACCGCTTACGATGGAAAATAGACTCTTGCATCTCGGCAACAGACGCTTCTATCGCTTGTTGAAGGGCGGGAGCAATGAGCTGACTACGCTCTACTTGGCGAGTCTTATCTTCAGCCGCCCACCCCGCCACAGGCGATAGTACTCAGCCCATCGTCTGGAGTAGTTGTTGTTGCGAGTCTGTTCCCAATCATCAACCTTAGAAACTACCCAGCTAGTCAAGTCAGATGAGCTAGTGGGAGCAGTGCCTGTAGTAGGATTGTTAGCGTCAATAATTGGCATTATTTGTTATTCGAGTCTGTGGTTTGTGCTTCCCGCTGCCGAGCAGCGCGTTGCTTATCAGCTTCAAGGTCTTTCTTTGATCTATGGGATTGGTTTGTCTCGGGATCGTACAGCCACTCCCGACCCTTCTCATCTCGGTATGAGTCGTAAATCTTACCGCCTTTTTCTTCTTGTACTTGTCCTGTGTATCTGTTTGGCATATTAGTTAACCTTTGTTAAGTCTTTCAATTGGATCCACATAGTAGTTTCCTTGTTTGATTGGTCAGGCAAGTACCGAACAAATGCCCATGAGTCCGCGTGTTGTTTCTCTATTGGATCTATGTCTTCAATCTTAGCTTTATACGCATCTACGTATACAGTGTCATTAATATTGTACATTAGAATCCACTTGTCAGATCGTGGGGTATCCACGTATCATTCATGATTGCGTCGTTATAGAAAGGCTTAGCAACCTGATCTATGTACGCTAGAGAGTCCAACATGTCATCGTGAGCCATCGGGTTAGGGAAGTCCATCAATTGTCCGTGTAGTTTGTTAGTGTAAGGACCGGGCCTAAACGTTAACCTACCCTGTTGCATACGTCCTTGTAGTGCCCACACGATTCTATCAGTCTTCTTCTTGTTCCCATGCGTCACTTCGGTAATTGGGGGGAACGTATTCAACCTCTTCATGTTGTCCATGAGGTACGGCATGAGAGCGTTTTTGAGAGCTCCTTTCTCGATACCGATCAATTGAGGTTTGTATTTCTGTGCTGTTCTTAAGACCGTAATAGCGGTCTCTCTTACGCCCCACCTTCCCGTGAGTATGTCCCATACGTGCCACCCTTCTGTATTTACCTTGACGATAGAGATAGCAGTCTCGTCAAGTCTCTTAAGATGTCCTTTGGCGATGCCTTGTACATCTTCGTATCCAGCGGGATCCACAGTCATGTAGAACTCGCCGGGGGCATTGTCTTCCTTAACTACAAACAGATCGTTACTAAAGATTGTACCACCGAAAGAACTGAATGAAGCTTCAAACTCTTGGCGGACATATTCCATCGGCATGTCTTTAGTAGCTTGGAAGATCTCCTTCGGATCAATGAAGGGGTTGTCCAAGCTTGGGAATGTCCATGCTCCCCACTCATCATTGTCAACAGCTTGAGCAGCTACGAAGAGATCGTAGAAGTGGTTCTTACCATTGGGCGTACCAATGAATAAAGCCTCTCCCTTGACGTCTGCCAAAACAGGACGGACAATAGCGGACCACACTTCTTCCTTCATAAAAGCGTATTCGTCCATCACCACGTATGAAAGTCCTACACCTCGTAAGGTATCGGGTCTGTCGGATCCTTTTAGGTGGATTTGTCTTCCATTGATCAGGGTGATGATACACTCGTTCTCTCGTATACCCTTAGTGACTGGCTGGGCCATCATCTTCAGGGATTGCCACATGATGTCCTTGGCTTGCTGGAATGTAGGGGCTATGTAGTACACCGCCTTATCAGACAAGTCATAACCATGTTTATTAGTCATTTGTAGAGCGTGAACGATCAGCTCCACTCTCGCAAGATAGGATTTTCCAAACCGTCTTCCAGCACCAACTACTTTGAATCGATGAGGGTCAGCGAATATACGCTGTTGGGCTGGGTGTAAAGAAAATTCTAGATCCATATATTACGACATATCTTCGTGCCCACAATAAGTGATCCCGTAGTTACCCCATTCACCGGCCACACCGGGATTTAGTGGGGTATTGGTACCCATTGCAGTTTCGTTGTAGGTTTTACTGAAGGTTCCAGTGATATTACCTCCACCAGACCCTTCTGATGGAGTTTGTGCGTCTTGTTTACTTGCCACCGTTGGAAACACCCACTCGACGATAGTCATCCGGGGGACTAATGCCTGTTACAGTAGCGGCTTCACAGCCGAAGTCCTGTCCTTGGAGGTTGTGACCACCGGACTTACCGGCATTAGTTGCATCTGCGTTCTGATTACTCATCTTCATCTCCTATTTCTTCAAATTCCCCTTCAATATGGGGAAGTTTGGGAACATCGTCATTCAAACCCTTGATAATGATGTTGATTCCACCGAATCCTTCGTGACCACCGTAGTGTTCAACCGCTTTTCGTTGAGGAATCGCCCTATCAAGGAGCATTTTAGCTGCAACCAAGTCCCCTTCGAGAGCTTTCTTGACCACAACCTTGATTATCTTCTCAAAATCCTTGTTGATTGCCCCTGCGAACTGCTCAATAAGAGCGTTTTGCATCTGTGTAAGGGCGTTCTTTGATCCTACAGGTCTACCTGCGGGATTTCCAGACTTGCCTTTGACTAGATTTGGGTTGCCCCTCCGTTTAACATCACTCATTTTATCTCAAACTAGTTAATTTGTTATAGAATTCTGTGCAAGTCACTACATCAATTAGCCCTTGAGACTCCACAAGCCTCACATAAGCCACAATTTCATTCCACACGGACTCAGTAATAGTGAGCACAGCGGGAGTTGGGTCAATATCGTGACCATAAAGCATCAGAGATCGGCCATATTTGATACATGTATTGATGTATCCTATGATCGTAGCCGCTGAAGCTTGGTCCATCGAGGCTCCAGACATCTTCATCAATGCTTGAGGAGGGGAACATCTTGGATCCATACCAGCTTGTGTGTTGATTCGGGTGGATCTACCCATCTTATAACCTGCGTCAATCAATAGATTCTCTACATATGCGTTAGAGATTCCGTTAGAGTAGGCTATGAAGTCATTACCACGAGAGTATCCACGAGCTTGAAGCCAAGCTTTCGTCTGGGCAAACGATGTGAGGATCTGAGCATCAGTGAGTTTGGATGCTGTCGGACGTCCCGGATCGGGGGTTGTTGGAGTTCCGGTAATTGGAAAGGTGAATGTAGAGGCTCCGGTAACTGTGACAGTGAATGTCCCATTGAACGATGGGCTCATGGCCCCACTAATCGTCACACTGTCTCCAGTAGTTAGTCCGTGAGCGAGACCTGAAACATTTGTCCATGTGGCTAAACCCGCCCCATTACTCACCAGTCCAGTTGTGCCCGCAAAAAGTAGCGGAACATCGGCGGAATCATTATATTGTTGTAGGCCAAAGTCCCATCCAGCGTTATACAACGTGGTATAGTTAGCCTCAGTTAGTCTCCCCACTCCACCTACTTGATAGGGAGATGAGAAGATTGTAGCTTTGAATCCTGCGGCTGCTAAAGAGGGGTATGCGTAGTTGATTTGTCCATCCATCGAATCATCAAAGGTGAACATCAATTGAGGCTTGTTTTTACCAATCCAAATCTTTCGGATAAATACGTTAGCGGGAATGCCCTGTGCGGAGGCGTGCACGCCCAATCTAAAGTCTATTTTACCAATGGTGGCAAAGTTAGCAGGTCCCCCATTATTTCGTGTCCACGTATCTGTGAACATGGCTTGAGAAATAATCTGGCGTTTAGGCGTCTTATCGGCTCCGGATATTGGAGTTCTATTGATGTAGTTGAAGTAATCAGTCCCGGTCTGTTCTGTGATGAACACGACGATGGTGTCAACCACCGCCCCCGTACCTTCAGGCCATTCTGCCTCGAAGCAGAATATCTCTCCACCAGAGAGATCAATAGTGGCTCCCGGAGTAGTTTGATTGGGTTCGTATTTAAACGAAGCATACTGCGAGAGAGTCCCACCAGTGATATTAATACCTACCCCGCGTTCGTCATAAGTGTATGTACGCCCAGAAGCAGCGGGAGAGCCTGAGTTGAATACAATCGAAGAAGAAGGAATAGAACCGTCTGTGAAGTCGGCAATTAATCTCATGCCTTGGGGGGATCTAAGAGAACTCATTATACGGGACGCCAGAAAACCAGAACTGTTTCGTCAACGGAGCCTGTGACTGTTAGAGCAGCAGCCGAATTAATGGCTCCATAGAACGGGAAGTGTAAATCTACAGTAGTAGAACCAGTTAAAACAATTGAACCAGACGCTATGACAGATCCTGTGTCTTTGGTGAATCCCGCTATAGTAGCAGTAGCTGGTCCAGCGTTCTTAAGAATTGTGATACCAATAAGGTGAGTATCATTCTGGACTCCACCTCCAATATCCACTGCTCCTGTGCCGTCACAAATAGTCAGATTAGATTCATTACGTGTTACGACGTAGCTAGCATCAGAGCCTCCAGTTCCCCCACCTTCTCGTACGCCCGGAATTAACGTCTTAAGGCCCACGGCCCAATAGGTATCCCCACCACTTGGATTAACTTCTGTTGCCATAGTTCATGTATCTCGTAGTTGATTGATGTGAATGGAGCTGGATGCAGGAATCGAACCCGCTGCCTCGGCCTTACAAAGGGCGCGCTCTACCAGTTGAGCTAATCCAGCGAATTGTTGGAGCGGGTTGAGAGAATTGAACTCTCGACGTACAGTTTGGAAAACTGCCTCTCTGCCACTGAGTTAAACCCGCGAAGTGGCGGCTCCACTAGGTACTGCCCCCAGTTACGTAGGGTCAAAGCCTACTGCCTTACTTTTAGGCTATGGAGCGATAATTGGTGACGGGGGTTTAAAGTCTCCCGTCCGACATATATTAACGTAAGGTGCATGTATCTAAGGGGAGTGTGGAAGCAGGATCGACCTGCTCACGAAATGACAAGACTCGAACTTGTGACTTGGGCGTTCAAGGCCCATGTTCTACCAACTGAACTACATCTCTACCACAAAGGTTGCTTAGATCTCTTGACCTAGTATGACGACCTTAATCACCCGTCATGCTAGTTATTATACACCATCTGCCACAGGTTGTCAAGCACTATCGTATTTTCTTAGGTTGGAAGGTGTAGTACTTAATTAATTAATATATGTATTATCTATTATAGATAATTAATGTATTAAGTATAGTAGTATATATTATATAAGTACTCTTTAATGTAATGTGAGGTCCGGTACGGACGGTTCCATTAAAACGGGGTTACAACCCCTGTCCGGAGTCCCTAGACTCCTATCCAGAGTCCCGTTCTTAAGAACAAGAAGCCATGAGAATTATACCCAAAAAGAGTATTATCTAATTCATACCCAATTCCTTTTATATTTCAATAACTTATAATCGAATTCATCGGTTTAATCGATTTGGAGGTAATTAGATAATAATTAGCTTTTCGATAGAAATTTTCCAAAAGTTGTTCTGTTGTGAGGAGTGGCTATCTC